TTCGTTACGAGGGTGAGGGAATGAACGAACGGCCATGCGTGCGCTGCGGCGAGAGGCCGCGGCATGACGACAGCTTCATCTGCGCCAAGTGCGCCGGCAGCGCCCAGACCAAGCGCGAGATCGCCGCAGCGAAGCGGGCATCCAGCGAGCGCGACTACCTGCTCCAGCGGAAGTACCTGACCGACCGCAAGGGCTGGGTCGGCGGCTGGAGCATCCGCCGGGGATCGGTCCGAGCCTAATGGCTCGTAAGACATGGGCCGACCGACCGGCCGAGTGGCGTGCCGCCCACGTTCGTCGTACGAACCAATGGAGGAAGGACCACCCAATCACGGCCGAGCAGCGCGCCAAGAGGGCTACTCGCCAGCGAGAATACTTAGCCACCCCGGAGGGTCGGGCCGTTCGAGATCAGCGTACCGCCGAGCGAAGGTCCCGCTTGGCTCGATTGAAGGCGGGCCCGTGTCTCGACTGCGGAGGCCAGTTTCCGCCCGAGTGCATGGACTTCGACCATCGCGATCCGTCCCAGAAGGAGGAGCCGGTTTCCTACCTCTACATGATGTCGCTCGATCGCTTGCTGGCCGAGATTGCCAAGTGTGATCTCGTATGCGCCAACTGCCACCGGATTCGGACAACGAGGGCCCTTCGTGGCTCATAAGAATCACCCGACGTGCGAGTTCACGAGCAAGGCCGCCTGCGAGAAGGCCCGCCGGATCGCGATCGGCCAGTGCGTCGCCATGCTCGACGAGGACCACCAGTGCTCGCACTGGGGGACCGACACGGTCGACGGCCGGGGCTACTGCGGCCAGCACATCGGGACGGTCGTCCGCGCCGCCGACGAGGCCGTCCGGTCGGCGACGAAGAAGGCCGAGATGAACCAGAGGATCGACCGGGCGCTGAAGTGGCATGAGCAGCATCCCTCGGTCTGGGACAGGATGCCGCTGTGAGCCGGGAGATGAACTTGGGCGACGTTCGCTACGGCACCGTGGTCGGCAGCACGTTCGAGGGCGCCGATCAGGAGATCACGCTGATGATCGTCGCGGTGCCGGCGGCGAGCGACGCCATGTTCGCCGCCGTGCTGAAGATCGACACGGCGACGCGGTTCTGGCGTGAGGGCTGCGTCGTCGATCTCCCGGCAACCGACTTCTGGAGATTCGAGGTGGTGGAATGACCGAACTCATCACGAGCCATGCCTACCAGCGCGGGCCCTACGGCCGCTGCGCGGTCTGCCAGAAGCGCAGGGCCGCCCACGGCGAGCCGAGGACGATCAGCGCGTCGGCCGTCTCGGAGGTGCGCTTCGGAACGCGGGACGAGCCGGAGGTCGTCATGGTGCCCTACCTTGCGGAGCCGACGACGTTCGTGTCGGACGACCCCGAACCGCTGGTCGAAGCTCCGTCACTGCCGGTCTACTTCCAGTTGCGGCGCGGCCTCGACGACCCCGGCGAGGAGATCAGGCTGAGTTGGCCCGCCACGTGGCCGCTGCCCCGGATCGGGGACAGCGTGACGGTGAACGGACAGGGCCGCGTGAGTGGCATCGTGTTCGATCTGGACCGCGGCCGGATCGTTCTGGTCTGCAACTAGACCGGGGGCTTGCATTCACATGCCACGTCGTCTACCGTTTCCTTCCGAGTTCCGTCTCCCCCTGAGTTGCAGGGGTTTCTTGGCCGTGGCTTTGCCGTCCCCTCTGAAATGGCGCCGCCGTCGGCGTGTCCGGGCCCTGCTCCGAGAGCACTACCGCCGGGCCCTCGCCGACCAGGCCCGCGAAGCGGAGAAACCCATCGGCGACGTTTGACCCCCGCGCTACACTGACCAGCGGCGGGCCAGTCGCGAGGCCGCTGCGAGACACGGGCGCGGGCCGGGCAGGTAAGAGGCCCGGCCCAACCCGTCCTTTCTTACCGAGGACCGTCATGGGCCAACCATCTAATGTCGCCGATTGGGCGATTGCTTACGCCGCCTGCGGGTGGCGCACCTTCCCCCTCTGGCCGGGCGAGAAGCGGCCGATCTACGAGGGCTGGCCGAAGGACGCGACCACCGACGAGCGGATGCTCCGGCAGTACTTCCAGCCGGGCACGGACCGCAACATCGGCGTCGTCTGCGGCGAGGCGTTCGACGCCTGGGACATCGAGGTCGAGCACATCGACCAGTTCATCGCCTTCGTCTCCCTGCACGGCGCACTGCCCGAGGCCCCACTGGCCCAGACCGGCCGCGGCGGCTGGCACTACCTGACCGACGTGACCGGCATGGCCGGGTCGCGCAACCTCTACCTCGACGGCACCCACATCGGCGAGTTGAAGTCGACCGGCGGCTTCATCGTCATCAGCCCGAGCACCACCGACAGCCAGTACCGCTGGATCACCCGGACGCCGCAGATGGCCGTCCCGAAGGCGCCCCCGTGGCTGCTGACGCTGCTGGAGCGGCCGAAGACCGGCGTCCACAAGTTCCCGACCCGGATCACCGACGCCTCGGCTGGCATCCGGCGGCTCGCCGTGCTCGCAGACGCCGTCAGGACGGCCGGACCGGGGCGGCGGAACAACTACCTCTACTGGGCCATGCGCCGGGCGCTGGAGGAGGGCATCCCCGCCCGCTACGCCGGCGGCGAGCTTCGCACAATCGCCCTGTCCGCCGGGCTGGAGCGCCACGAGGCCGAGGCCACGATCCGCTCCGCCTACGAAGCGGAAGGCGTCTCGTGAGGCCGCTCCTCCTCGACCTGTTCTGCGGAGCGGGCGGGGCCGCGATGGGCTACTACCGCGCCGGGTTCGACGTGGTCGGCGTCGACAACAAGCCCCAGCCGCGCTACCCGTTCACCTTCATCCAGGGCGATGCCCTCGCCTACCTCGCCGGGAACGGCGGCGGGTTCGACGCGATCCACGCCAGCCCGCCCTGCCAGGCGTTCAGCAAGGCGCAGGTCATCATGGGCCGCGAGCACCCCGACCTCGTTACGCCACTCCGGCCACTGCTCGACGAGATCGGACGCCCGTACGTCATCGAGAACGTGCCGCGGGCGCCACTGGTCGATCCGGTGACGCTGTGCGGCTCGATGTTCGGGCTCGATACCAAGCGCCACCGGCTGTTCGAGTCGAGCGTGCCGCTCACCGGGCTTCCCGACTGCAACCACGTCTGGCGCGACGGCCGCCCGGTCGGCGTGTACGGCCATACCGGCGGCAAGTCGACGGGGATCACGTCCGGCAACCACGGTTTCCTGCTCGACGACTGGAAGCGGGCGATGGACATCGACTGGATGTCCCGCGACGAGCTGGCTCAGGCGATCCCGCCCGCGTACACCGAGTTCGTCGGCCGGCAACTGATGGCGTCGCTGTGACGCTGGAGACGCCGGGCCTCGAAGACGGCTGGCGCGAGGAGGAAAAGAACGGCACGTGGAAGCCGCCCAAGGGCGACCCCCTCCACGAGTGCGAGTTCGTCAAGATGGGCTTCCGGTCGTGGGGCCTCGCCGCGGCAACGAAGACCGCGGACGGCCAGCCCGAGTGGCGGCTGAACCTATCGCGGCTGGACTTCGGGGACTCGAACCCCTCGGCCCTGCTCGAAGTCTTCGCCCCGAACCACGACGCCGCGTTCGGCAACCTCAACTGGTTCGTCTTCAACCACTCGATCGGGACCAACGGCGGGACGAACTTCAACCAGGCGATCAAGCGGCTGGAGGACACCCTCGGCGGCGCCAAGGCCGACTGGGACCGTCGCCTGACGTACCTCATCAAGATGGCGAAGGAAGCCAACGTCGGCGGCGGCAACGGGACGTTCGCCTCGACCTACAGGCCGGTCCTGATGGCGCCGCCCGAGTACATCTTCGATCGCCGCATCCGCAGCGGCCGGACGATGTCCCTGTTCGGTCCCGGCTCGGCGGGTAAGACGACCATCGCCGACGGCCTGATCGTCTCGCTCTGCTCCGGCACCGAGGTCGTGCCGGGCTGGATTCCGACCCGCAAGTTCGCCGTCCTGATCCTCGACTGGGACGAGGGCGAGGAGGAGGAGAAGGTCCGCCTCGGGGCGATCTGCAACGCCTACGACGTGGACCTGCCGGGCGGCTACCACTACAAGCGCATGACGCGGGCGCTGCGGGACGTGGCCGACGAGATCGGCGCCTACGTCGCCCAGAACCGTGTCGAGATCGTGATCGTCAGCCCGGTCGGCCGGGCAGCCCGCAACATGGGCGACAACCAGACGGCGCCGATCGACGAGCTGTACGAGGTCCTGCGGACCTTCGGCACGTCGAACATCCTCATCGACCACGTCACCGGCGACAACATGAAGGGCGGAGCCCAGCGCGAGTTCGGGTCCGTCCGCAAGCGCGACAACGCCCGCGGCAGCTACGCGGTCGACGTGCAGTCCGAGGAGCCCGGCCAGCGGGTCCTCGTGGTCCGTAATACAAAGGCCGACGCACTGGCGCCCCGACAGCCCGACCAGGCGATCAGGGTGGAGTACGACCCCCAGTGGCCGCACGAGGACGGCTCGTACGACCGGATCGCGTTCCACGCCGATGAGATCGCAGCGGCTCCCGGCTATGGCACCCCGAACGAGCCGTACACGGGCATCAGCCTTCGGGAGCAGATCAGGGACGCCCTGGCCCCGGAGCACCTGACGATCGACGAGATCGTGCAGTTGACGGGAGGCAAAAGGCCCTCCATCGAACGGGTGCTTTACAGGTACCGCGGCGACTGGTTCGGCTCTCTCCCTTCGAGCAATCGGTGGGAGCTGCTGCCTGCCGGAAGGAAGACTTTGCCAGCCGACTGACACCACTGACAGTGTCAGTCCTGACTGTCAGTTGACATGGACTGACAGACAGTCCAGTCCTTATATGTCAGTGTCAGTGTCAGTGAACGAACGAGAGGAGGGAACGAATGAGCCGTAACCCCTCCGTCGACTGGCTGACCCTGAAGCGCGAATACGTCTACGCCAAGCCGAACGACAACGTCACCCTGACCACCCTGGCCGTGAAACACGGCATCGCCCGCTCGGGCCTCGCTGCTCGTGCCGCCGGCGCCAAGGACGAGCCGTCGTGGTACGACGAGCGCGAGGAGTTCCGGTCCCGCCTCAACGAGAAGACGCTGGAGGCACTGGCCGACAAGTGGGCGGCGTACGAGACCGAGGCCCGCGAGAAGCTGATGCAGACGGCCAACGCCGTGCTCGACAACTTCATCCTCCAACTCGTGCCGCCGGACGGCGAGACGGTCAAGCTGAAGATCAGCGCCAAGGACGCCGTCGAGTGGTCGCGGGTCATGCGCGACCTGTTCGACGAGGTCCGCAACGCCGGCACCGGCGCCAGGGTCGTTGACGGTCAGGCTGTCGACATGACCGAGGACGTGGCGAAGGAGGCGTACGACAGCGCGATGAAGCTGCTGGAGGCTGGCAAGAATGGTGCCGAGTCCGCAGCCTAGCGACGACGCCCTCCAGGCGATCATCCGGGCGACGAAGCGGGTCCTCGCGAAGACCGACCCGGTGCACTACATCGAGTACGTCTTCGGCGTGAGGCTCGCCGCGCACCACCGCGAGATGATCGAGTTCGCGCTCGACATCATCGACGGCAAGAAGTCCGGCATCATCCTCGCCCCCCGCGGCTCGGGCAAGACGACCGTCCTCAACACCGGCCTGATGTCGTGGCTCGCCGCGGTCCGGCCCGACATCCGCATCGCGATGCTGTCGCAGAAGGCCGAGAAGGCCGAGGCGATGTCCGGCGCGATCCAGAACGTGCTCTCCGAATCGCCCGAATCGCTGGAGGTCTTCGGCAACCTCCGGGGCCGCTTCAAGTGGACCGCCAGCGAGTGGCTCCGCAAGGACAGCCCGCACTACAAGACGAAGGACCGGACGATGGTCGCCGCCGGCGCCGACCAGTCGTCGGGCGTCGTCAGCAAGCGCTTCGACGTGATCCTCGCCGACGACATCCTCGACGAGAACAACACCTACACGATCGACCGCCGCGAGAAGATCGAGACTTGGTTCTGGAAGACCCTGAAGCCGACGCAGGCCGCGGAGGGCTGCGCGACGCTCGTCATCGGGACGCGCTGGGTCGAGGGCGACCTGTACCAGAAGATCATCGAGGACAACAAGTGGCCGGCGCTCATCATCCCGGCCCTGACGACCGACGACGACGAGAACGACACCTCGTACTGGCCGGAGGTCTGGCCCCTCGACCGGCTGTACGCCGAGCGCGAGGACGTGGGCTGGGACAACTTCGCCTGCTCGTACCTCAACGACATCAAGAGCCGCGGCGGCATGATCTTCCAGCGGGCGTGGTGGAAGGACCAGTACTTCGAGACGCTGCCGGACGATCGGACGTACGTCTACACGATGGGCGTCGACCTCGCCTCCTCGGAGAAGGAGCGGGCCGACTTCACCAGCCTCGCGATCGTGGCCGAGGACAACCAGCACGAGCACTGGGTCCTCCACACCAACCGGACCAAGACCGACTCCGGCCACCGCGAGTTCGTCGAGGCCGGCTATGCGTGGGCCCAGACGAACGGCTACGTCATCAGCCGGATCGTGGTCGAGACGAACCAGCACCAGTCGACGTTCGTCACCGACATGATCCGCCAGACCAGCCTGCCGATCGTCGGCAAGCGGACCGACACCGACAAGCGCACTCGGGCCCGTGCCAGCGCGGCCCGCTACGAGAGCCACCGGGTCCACCACCACTCGTCGCTGAAGGGCCGCGAGCTGGAGAGCGAGATGCTCGGCTTCCCGAAGGGCCACGACGACCTCGTGGACGCCCTCGGGCTGGCGATGGACCTGAAGGGCGTCTCCGGTTCGATCGCGACGACCTCCGGCACGCCGCGTGACACCGTGGCGGCCACCAGTTCAGCGCCCGAGAATGGCCGGGAGATGCCGTTCCGCGACGGCGACCGGGTGATCCCGGCCTACCTCGCAGCCATGCTCGACGGCATCGACACCCCCCGCTTGACCTACCAGGAGGCGCTGAACGCGATGAACCAGAAGCGCCTCTACGACTTCACCAAGGCCCAGCTCGGCCAGTTCATCCCTCGATGACGGAGCCGGCCGTCCTCCAGTACCCGCCGGTCCCGTACCAGCCCGTCGCCGAGAACAAGGCCCTGACGGTCTGGGGCCGCTTCCAGCAGTGGGCCCGTGGCCTGCCGGAGCCCCAGACGAGCCCCGACCGCCTCCAGGTCTTCCCGTCCGGCAGCATCACGATCGTCGGCCAGCGCGCGCCGCTGTCGTGGGTCAGCAACGCCCAGACCTATCGGGCGTGGTCGCTGACGCCGTGGGTGCGGACGGCCATCAAGATCAGGCGGGAGCAGATCGCCGCGGCGGACTGGGACATCGTCCAGTACGACCGGGAGGGTCGCCAGAGCAAGGCCCTGTCGCGCCGCATCCGCGACCTGATCGACACGCCCAACGCCCGCAGCGACTCGTTCCACTCGTTCGCCCAGGAACTGCTCGAAGACCTCCTCGTCCTCGATGGCGCCGCGGTGGAGAAGGTCCGCTACCCCGACGGCGAGATCGCCCAACTCTGGCCGACGCCCGGCGAGTTCATCGCCGTCGATCCTCGCTGGGACGGCAGCGACGCCGAGCGGACACGCTACTTCTACATCCCCGACGGGCAGGTCCGGGCCGAGTTCACGAACGCCAACATGATGTACATGGTGGACAACCCGAGGACGGTCTCGGCGATCGGCATCAGCCCGATCGAGGTCCTGAAGACGGTCATCGACAGCGAGCTTCAGAACCAGCACTACAACCGCCGCCAGGTCCTCGGCGCAGCGCCCGACGGCATCCTCGACCTCGGCGAGAACGCGCTCGAAGGCGATGTCCAGCGGACCCGCGGCGAGTGGGACCAGCGGGTCGCCGAGGGCGGCGCGGTCCAGATCGTCGGCGGCTTCAAGGGCCTCGCGTGGCACGGCTTCCGCGACAGCAACCGGAACATGCAGTTCGTCGAGTGGGAGGACCTCCTGCTCCGCTGCATCGCCTCGGTCTACAGCCTGAGCCCGATGGACCTCGGCATCACGTTCGACGTGAACCGCTCGACCGCCGGCATCCAGCAGGAGAACACCGAGGACCGCGGCCTCCGCCCCCTGCTCGACCTGTTCCAGCGCTACCTGACCCGGAACATCGTCTGGGACGAGAAGTTCGGCGGCCGGGAGAACAACCTCGCCTTCCGCTTCAGCGCGCTGAACCTGAACGAGACCAAGCAGAAGGCCGACATCAACAAGATCGCCCTCGGCGGAGCGCCGTGGAAGACGGTCAACGAGGCCCGCCTGATGGATGGCCGCACGCCGATCGGCGAACTCAGCGACGAGACCAACATCTTCAACCACGTCCTGCTGATGACGCCCAAGGGCATGCTCGACCTGACGGAGGAGAAGTACGTCGGCGAGCAGCAGCTCATGGAACTGGGCCTCGACGCCCAGACCACCGCGATCACGGCGCAGGCGAACGCCGACAAGGAGGTCGCCGCCGCGGCCCCCAAGCCAGTCGTCGTGGCTCCGGCGAAGGCTCCGGCGAAGAAGCCCGCGGCGCCGGCAAAATAGGGGGTTCCCGCCGTCGCCGACGGCTGGTACAGTGCGAAGGCCAGAAAGGCACAGGAGGGTCCACGGTGGCGAAAGACGTGACGCACGGCTGCTACGCCGTGCAGTCGGGGCACAACCACTTCCGCTGCCGCGCCTGCTCCTTCGAGGGCGACCTGGCCGAGGCGATCCGCCACTGTGTCGAGAACCAGTGGACGGTCTACCCATGACGTACGAGTTGTTCGTCAAGCAGCTCGACGGCTGCGTCCTGTGCGGCGGCAAGGCGATGGGCGGCCTCGACTGCACCTGCGCCGTCGAGGCGATGTGGCTCTACCGGGCCAGCCAGGGCGCGATCCACACGACCGCCTGCCACGTCCGCGACCTGACCAACGACTGCATCGACGGCACGCACCTCGGCCAGATGGAGAACGTCAGCCAGCACTACGGCATCACCGCGGGCAAGGTCTACCGCCCGGCGACGACCGGCCTCATCTCCGACCTCATCCACACCGGCCGCTACGGCGCCCACTGGCAGGGCTCGTACAGCCCGCTGTCGGGCACGAAGTACGACTCGTTCTTCGGCCGCTTCAAGGGCAACCACGACTGGTTCATCGACGGCCCCGGCGCCTCGCCGGGCACGTGGCGCGTCGGTGATCCCGGCGCGGACGGTCGCTGCCGGAGTCACGGCGCCTGCGCCCCCAAGGGCTTTCAGGACATCCCGATCAGCCTGCTGCTGAGGGCGGCCAGCCTGCTCGATCTCGGCGGCCACACCCTCGGCTTCGGCAAGGTCTACGCCTACGTCACGCCGCCCGATCCGGTGGTCAGCACCTCGGGCCACTTCAAGGCCGTGGTGTCGCACCCGACCTCGCTCTGGAACGACGACACCGACCACTGGGTCTTCAACGGCACGAACGCGCGGCCGGTGGGGACCAAGCTGGAGGTCCGCGGCGTTCAGGTGAAGAAGGGCGGGATCGCCTGCTACCCGGTCACGAGCGGCACCTACTCGACCCGCTACGCCGGGTACTACGTCCCGGTGGCCCACGTAACGCTGGGCGGCAAAGTCTAGTGTTGGGCGTCGCCGGGCGGTTCTGGGCCAAGGTCAGCAAGTCAGATACCTGCTGGAACTGGACCGCTGCCACGGTCAGGGGCTACGGCGTATTCCAGTTGGGCACTAGGCGTTTGGTGAGGGCCCATCGGCTGGCGTGGGAGATGGCCTACGGCCCGATCCCCGACGCCCTGCTCGTCTGCCACCACTGCGACAATCCGCTATGCGTGAAGACCGAGCCCGACGAGCAGTGGCCGGAGGGGCACCTATTCCTCGGAACGCACTCGGACAATATGGTGGACTCGGCCCAAAAGGGCAGGCATCGCGAATCCCGAAAAACGCATTGTCCGCGAGGTCACTCCCTGTCGGGCAACAATCTCTACCGCTCGCCCTCGGTCAGGGGGCGCGTGTGCCGCCGGTGCGTTGTGGCTCGCGTGGCCCGATACCGGAACCAGCAAGTTGTCTCACTGGGGAGCATCTGATGACCGACGATCCCAAGCCGCCCACCGACGACGAGGCCAAGGACTTCCGCCTGCCGGAGCCCGACCT